TGTGTGCTCTTTGTGGCTCAAATCCACCGCCCGGGCCAGCGAGATGCTTGGCACTTAGCGGTTCGTTTCCAAATGGAGTCCAGGTTGTAGGCATTTTACCCTCCTAACTAACAACGTCATATAATAAAGCCCCTTAAAGGCCTATAACCCCTTAAAAATTTCGAATATTATACCGTCTCTCCTCTACTAGGGCATTTTTAGAGAGAATAGACACTACACTTTCCCCTAAGTGGGGTTTTACGGTTCTTCCGCCTGAAAAGTCATCATAATAGGGCCGATTGTACTTATGTGCGGGTACAACCGCGTTATCATGTTCTGGGTACACATCGTACTGCCGATAGGCTGGTTTTAAAGCAACCTGTCTTTTCCGAGCCTTATAGGCCTTTCTTGCCAACCCAGCGGTAGTCAAAACTAGACCTGCGACAGCAATCTTTTTTACCGCTGATCGGGAATTAGTGTAGAAGTTTGAAGAAGCTCGATTTTGAACAGCTCTATTTCTTTGCGCCCATCTTTTTAGCTTGGTGTATGCCTGTTTCTGGGCATTTGTCGCTTTCGGAGACTGACTAATAGCGCGGAAATACGGTAGGGCAATATCATCCCGGGCAATTTTCTTAGTTACTCGGTTCCCTACCCTATGATGTCCGATCGCATTTAAAATGTCTTTATGCGGGGATAGGGAGACGACCCGTTGGGCCATCTCCCGCGCGTTCATCTCCTGGATAACAGACCGATAACTCATCCTCAGTACAAGACCTCGTCGAAATTGGTACCAGTGGTGGTAATAACGAGATCAACTTGAATGAACTCCGCCGATTTTACTGGCTTCAAGAAAATTTGAGCCCGCATTTCATTCCGGTCAATTACGTCAGGGGTATTCGTGGTTTCGTCACACTTCACACGAAAATCATATAGCCCCCGACGCTGCCTTACATCGTTTAAGAAAGGGGTTACTGCGTGACCAAACAACTTCCAGGTTTTGTCATCATTGGGCTCGAAAACCAAGTAACGAACTGCGGTGCTGATCGCCTTCTGAAGATAGAGCATTAGCCTCCGAACGTTTACTCTGTCGAGAGCCGATGGTTTGCGCTGTAGCGTCCTTTGGCCCCACACTACAATACCGTCCTGGGTGAACCTTTCAATCGGGTTTACGGCATTTCCGTCCCCATAGAGGAGGTCCATTTCCCCACGTGTCGGGTCATAGGCGATATCAACGCCGGAAATAACATGTCCCCGGTTCATACCCGCAGGTGCAAACCAAGACTCGGTTGACTGGTCGGTGTAGGCATATACCGCCAAAATGTGACCGCTCGGAGGTGTCCATACATACTGGCGATTATGGGCGTCATAGACTTTAACCCAAGGCCAGTACAACGCGGCATACGAGCTGTTGAAGGCTGCATGAACCCCTTCCCAGGTTCCCTGACCATTATGCCAATCGACGACTTCTGAGGGCCTCAAATCGCTTGGGGGGTCGATTATTGCCATACAGTCTCCGCGAGCCTCGCAAATGGCGATAAGCTCGGTTACTACTGAGGCCTCAGACCAGCCAGGAGCACACAGAAGATTTAAGTCTGTGGCTGAAGGAGAGGCCAAAAGATGTAATCCCGTGGGCTGTTGGAGCGTAGCATCCCATTCCAGCCCGATAATATCGGCGGCCTCGATATTCCCCGCGTCAGAATCTCCGCCCGCGAGGTAAATAGGGGTAGTATTCTCGTTCGGAACAAAAGAAGTAAGGGTACCTAGCTGCTCCGCGGTTACATAGTCTGAAACACCGTTTACCCTGGTTTCAAGGTCGTTGACTCCATCCGTCGGGTCATCTACGAGGTTCTCGTACCGCTCCACCGCTGACCCCTCATAATAGATCATAAGTTTATACGTCTTATTGACGGCGTCTGTGACGGAGAGGGTATAAGAGATACTATTCCCCCACTCGCCTTCTGTTACTGCGGTAAGAGTGTACGTATCGGTAGTCGTTAGGGGCGTATATGTCCCGGTGATATTGTCGGTACCAGTTTCAGGAGCTTCACCGGTATTAAATACGAGGTGGATTGCTCCTGTAGAGTAGTTGATTGTTGACAGGGCGGTATCAACCGCTGCAACAACAGCCCCGCCGGTTACTGCGACGCCGCTATCAAAGCCACCAGCACCATCATCCGAAATCAACACGGGCTCGGCGATAGTTGTTGGGGTTGTAGTAACCCCTAGCGTCCCGGGTTTCACGGGAACTGTAGCTAGCGTGAAATCAAAGATAAGGGTGCTGCCATCTCCGTCCCCGAGAGATTCGTCGGCCACCTCGTCTACGACTGCTACTAGGTTACCTGAGGCCTCCTCCGCTGCGGGACCAACCACCCGGACAAACCAGAGTTGACGACCCCGACGAAGATACTGGAGTGCTGCATATGCCTCAAAACCCACGGTACTATCCGGAGGACCAAATACTTCCGCAAACTGCTGTTGGTTGGTAATATAGGTTTTCTCGTTGGTTGGGCCTTTAGTTGACCGACCCACCATACCGACAATTGTCGTTGATAGAGCGGGAACATAAAGCGAGAGATCTACCTCACGAACGTATACTCCGGGAGAAACATAAACAGACACAACATACCTCCTACTATCTCGTTAGCCGTATTTACTCTTCTGTACTCGTAGGAATATCTTCTTTTTCTTCTTCGACGATATTCTCGTACTTCTTCCTTGCGGGTCTTCCTCTTTTTTTGGGGGTACCCTTCTTAATATTAAGCTTTTTCTTATCTTCTTTTTTCGAAGCCTCGGGCTCTGGGGCTATCTCAATAAAGGGGGTAAGTTTAATGATTTTCCAGGCCGCAAGGCGCTCTACATGAAAAGACATCTCGTCTTTGGCGATAGTAAACTCAATACCCTTTTTAATTGGCTTTTGGGTAAAGACTTTGGTCCCATCTTCCTTCTTCTTGAAGATGAAGACAGACCTCATGTCTTTTGACAATCCCACGATTTTATAGCGCATAAGAGATCCTCCTATATGTAATAAAGCCTATCTTATACTCCTCAAGGAACGTAATGCATTTTTTTGCATTCTCTTCGGGGCCAAATTACGGCCCCCGAAAGCCGGGTCCCTTTTTCGGTCAAAGTCGCCCTGTGAGGCGAAGGGCATACTAAAGCCTCCAATATTCCCTGACATGGTTGTTTCACTAATATGCTGGGAAATAAGACCGTCTATGTCTTTTTTCGTCAGCTCTTCTCTAATATGGAACATGGCCCTACCTTTTTCTCCCTCATTTCCGCGTGTAGCCGGACCAGGAAGCGTATTAATCCTCTTTTGAAATGCTTTTTGGTCAATACCGTCTCTCTTCTTACTTTCGGTCATACCCATTCTCCCCGGCTTAACGAGCCCCTTATTTGGGTAGTCGCGGACAAACCCTGTTTTTCCGAAACCACTACCGTGAATTGTCGTTTTCCATAGTTTTTCTGGTGAGGGGTAATGCCTCACCCCAGAGATACCTACTGTTCCGCGGATAATTCTGAACCCGTGGGGAGTTAAGTGCCTCATTCCCTGCCGTTTAGGTTTCCAAAATCTTAATGCCATAGTTTCACTTCCAAACAAGGACTTGATCTTTGTCCCCGGTTTCTTTAAACAGCTTTTTACTGGCCCGCTCTGTTTCCATGATGGCCATAATTTCTTGTGAACTTTCCTCGATTAGCTCAATCGTAACCTTTTGTACGGTGCGTACCCATTTATAGGGGAGTGGGATCCACCCCATCAAATTAAGTGTTGCGACCCCTCGAATTTCTCGTTGTTCTTCGCCGGTTTCTAGCGTAGAGGTGTTATTAAAAGACCCCTGAGGCTGAACATGGGTATTCTGAACTCCCCAGGGGTAGGGGTAGTGGACGTCGAGGGGAATTGTTGGCCGGTAAAAGTACCGTGCCCACTGCTCCATAACAGCGTTTAAATGCTGCTGCTCTAACACCCAAAAGTCAAACTGGTAAGAAAAAGTATAAGGTAGGGGGAAATTAGACTCCAGGGCCAGATTGAGGTCTGAAGAGTAAAGGATGTTCCTCTCCGAGGCGTATGTCCACCTCTGTTGGTCAAATTGCGTATCTATCCTGGAAACAGCGACAGAAGGATAAACTATCCTCTCTAGTTGTGTGGGATCGAATTCCCCCTCCCATGTAAGAGCTGTCTTATTTTCTGTTTGTGTATCATCCTCATTGACGTCAGGAACGGACCATTCACGACGGGGCGTAGCGAATACTTGAGGCATTCTTTTTTCTACTAGCCGTTTCGTTTCCTTGTCCCGTATAATTGTCCAAAAAGAAAAGTGATTCATTACTGCTGCATCATGAATATAGATACAGTCGTAGTTCTCTATACGCTCAGATTTAACAGAACGCCTATCGTCGTCAAATGTATCAGGCCTATAATGCTGCATTATCTGAACCCCATTTTTTGAAACTCTTTCTCTAAGTCAAATCGCATGCGCTGTTTTGCCCGGTACATCTTCGTTTTCCACAGATTCGTCGTCGGCCTCCAATGTGGACGGGCAGGCATCTTCTTCGTCCCAAATTCCAGCCACTTTGCCAAATCCTGGAGTGTATATTTCCCGGCGGGAGTGAGCGGGGTATTCGGTACCGCGACCTGCCATGAGCCGTCTAGTTGTTTTTCTGCGCGTATAGACCGTACGTACCGACCTGTGGCAATCAATATCCGGGAATCGAGCCCCAGCATCTTCTTCTTTTTAGCATACCCCGAGGATAGAGGTGCCCAGGTTATAATCTGCCTCTCGATGGTTTGTTTTAGATCGTCAGCAAACTCTTCAGCCAGTCGTTGATCCAACCCCTCTACTCCGAAATCCCCCCGAATAGTAGAGAGAGAAATATGTGGTTTACTTTTAGTACGTTTAAATACACCAACTTTTCGTATTGAGTCAACGACTTTGTTTTTTGTTATACCGAGAGATGTAAGTACCCCCATATCAATACCTCTTAAACTCTTCGTATTTCTCCGTTTTTGGGGTTCCAGAGCGTTTCCAGGGGACAATTACGGCCTGATACTCGTAAGGGTAGTATCGCTGGCCCATAGTGTACCCCCAGGGGTCCACCGTTATAATCTCCCATAGCATCCCCTGAACAGTTATTACATCCCCGTCGGTGGGAACATCAACTAACCTATTGAGACCGGCAGCTTCTACGGCGTCTTCAACGATCGATCGGCTAGCGTACATCCAAAGTTGGCGGTCGATTTGCTGCCCTTGTTTGTACAGATTCGCTAATCCGTTGTCCTCGACGTTTATATGGGCCTGGATATAAAAGTGTGGCTCATCGAGAATATCCCGGTTTATGTCCTCATGATAAAGGTTGTTCTCCGTTCCTGTCTTATAGTTGAGCTTATACACCCCCACCTCGTACATATATAGGCGGTACATCTCCGTATTGATGCCTTCAAGGAAACTACGATCGCCTTCGCAGGTGAATAGCGGAGACATGGTATTAACCTATGGTCGGCACATAATACGGGGAAATCCGCATTAATTCGTCAGTATACTTATCTTCGTTCGCGGAGCCCCTCTCTCGGTGGTATTCCCCATCAAGTTGGACAGTTCCCCCAGCACCAGGAACCCCCCCGTATTTACTGCGGATTAGCCCCAGCAAATATTGTGACTTCGCTAGAGTGAGGTTTAGAAAAAGCTGGTGATAATTGACAGGTATATTTGTCTGATCTTCATAAGGCATCCCCCACAAGATAGAAACCTTAAACTCCCCAGGAACCTGTAGAAATATCCGATAGTCGTCAAGGACCACATAGCCCTCTTCAGCCCCAAATTCTTTACCAATAATTTCAATCCAGTGTCTCGTGAGATCATATAATTGCACATCAATCCCAGACATAGCACCAGAAGATAGAAAGTAAAATGGGTCATAAAGCAGGCTTCCTTCTAAAGAGTTATAGTCCAAGTGTTCCATACGCACAAAATCGACATCAAGTACTCCCAGGGTACCCTCTGGGGGGTCTACCAGGTGGTGTCCTCGGCTATAGCTTCCCGAAATGTACTCTTCGCGTGGTCGATACTTTTGGAATAACTCTAAAGTATCAGAAACAGCGTCTTCAATCTGGATATCATCGAGTTCCACGCATAGCGTGGGCTCGCCCAACTTTCGGCGAACCCACTGTGTTATGTACGACAGGGTAAATTCAGAGGCCGCAGGCATATACTACTCCTTTTTGTCAAACCCGTAGTATTTCCACACGAGGGGAAATATTTCACCCTTTGTAGCCTTTTCGACATCGAGGTATAGCATGTCCTCCAGTAGTGCCTCATTTTCTGGAGCTCCGGCATTACGTATGCCAATAAACCTTGTTTTAAGGTCCGAAGCCCCCTCCTTCCGTAAAGAACTGCGGCTTATGGGTGGTTTTGGTGCTTCGATGGGTATTTTGGGGGTGTCTTCCTCCCCGGAGTCGAAATCTTCCTCCCCGGAACCAAAGTCCTCGGCACCTTCGTTGTTCATTTCCGCGATTGGTCCGACATCCTCGTCATCTATTTTCACACCCTCTTTGACTGTTAAGAAAGCGCTTAAGGCTACGTCAGTGGTTACCTCTAGCTTCCTATTTTCTCTAGTAATCTCATAGGGATTAACAAAATCCGCCGATGTCTCGGTCATAAAGGGGGTCCGTTCCAGTCTCTTAGTTTTCGGCACTCTTCCGAAAGTGGACATCATCGGGAGACCGCCCGTTGGATCTTTTGTAAGAAGCTGTGTCTGCGCTCTAAACGTATGGCGTACTTTGCGGGAGTCGTCTGCAGGTAGAGGCTTAAGCCACTTGGGGTTGATATGCTTCGAGATGAATTCTCGTGTTCCTATAATTACGTCACCGTTATATACCGGAAATGAAATCCCTCGTGTTGAGACGTTTGTAGGATTTTTACCGAAGTAAAGAAATTTTTCCATTAGTTTCCTCCAATTTGTGTATGCTTTTAGGCATACTCGATTACACTGTTAGTTGTCAACCCCGCGATACCGATGCTTTTGGTAAGCTTATTGAATTGACATTCCACCTTTCCTTGAGTCTCGGTACTTTCGCCCACCCCGCTCAAAGGTTCTTCCAGATTTTGTTAAAAGTTTTATTCCAGGCTTTTTTACTCCAGGCTCTTGCCACTTTCTTTTTATTCCACCACTAAAATCCATAAGTCCTCCTGGGATTGGTACTGGAACAAAATACCGTCGATTTTACCCATGAATCGCATCATATTCCTGTTCATAACGACCTTGATCCTGCCTTTTCTTCAAAAACTTTTTAAATCTACTTTCAACCGAAGAAGCTATAAGCTCTTCCCTTTCTTCCAGAGTTGACATTTTCCTCCGTACTATTGTCACTACTAAATAAAGCGGAATTGACCAAAACTATTCCAAAAGAGAAAACCCCCATTACTGGGGGTAAAAGACCCAAGAGGAGATAGCTTCTTTGAGAGGCTTCCTGGGTTACCGTTTACTTAGTATACCCCCTCTTAATATTTCTCATATCTTTATGCCACATAGCTCTTGCTTCTGGAGAAGCATGTTTCGCCAAACGTCGTAGAGATCGACGGCCCCTTCGTCGTTGTTGCATGGTATTTAACTTTCCTCGTGCAAGAGGGTCTATATTTCGGATATCCTGGGTGTTAGGTAGCCGCTTATCTGACGAATTGCTGTGCATTTCCTGCCTTGAGTCTTCCCAATCATGGTCCCAATACATCTGGGGGTAACCTGAAGAACCTGTTCGCCTACTCTCCATAATAATCGCTTCAATAAGATCTTCTCGTGTGTACATTCTTCCTCCTGAAATTGGTCTCAGCAATTAATAAAGCAAAACCCTCCGAAAGGAGGGTTAACAATCTACCAAGCCATTATTTACGTCCAATAGGAGCGGTAAACTTGGTGTGTTATTCTATGTACTCTTTTATAGTATCTTCTCGCATTAAAGACGAAACCTCTGTTGTCCCCAGCCACTCCATATAGGGGTAGGGAGCAAATCCCGTAAAACACCCGTCTGCATCAAAGGTAGCAACACCGTCCATAACAACCCAAGTCTCTCCATACACCACGATAATTGAGGTAATATCTGGGGTTTGCAGCATATACGCCCCTAAGTCATCACTCCACAAATACACATCTTCTCCTGTTCCCGGGAAACACAACACCCCGTCATAATAAGCGGCCGATCGGGAGAAGGTAAGAATCGTCGGCGAATAGCTATAGGACTCGACGGAGGCCTCAAAAGCTAAACCCGCAGGAAAGGGCATAGACCAGGGTTGCTCAAAAACCGAAATGAAAAATGGGATAGTTGCGCTCCCATCAAAATTGTCACCCCCGAAGGTTACGGCCTCTTGTGCAAACACGATGCTGGAAAGCGAAACACACACAAAAATCAAAAGTACGAACAAAACTTTTCTCATGTTACCTCCCTGAGACTTAAGCTCTCGTATAATAAAGGGGAGCTCCACTAGAACACTTGGGGATACTCCAGCCCCCGTGCAAAATTACACCCTATTGTCCGTTATAAAAGATAATAAAGCCCCCATAAGGGGGCTTTAAAAAGACATTACACCCTAGGTTAACTAGTGATGTAGGTAACCTCGCCGGTGACGTAGTAATCGCCGTTAATACTCTTAACACCGTACTGGGACATCATCCCCTTACGGTTGAGCATGTCGTCGAGGACATATGTCGGGGTGGTATAGAGCGGAACATAGGGGGCAAACACATACCCGGCTTCGAGGAAGCTAGTTCCCTTCCAACCGATGAGGAAAGTGTCGGCGTCCAGATATGGGTCCTTATAGATGCTCCAACGACCCTGGAGAGTGCCGATGAAGACCACACCATTACCAGCGACAGCTTGTGGGCGGAATCCGTAGAGAGACTCTACGACGTTGGCCACGTTGGTACCACAGACCACAAAGTTACCGGTCCCCCGACGAGTTGCTCGAAAGATTAGGTTCGAGCCTTCAATGAGGGCGTCAATAAAGGTCTGCTTATGGTCGTTATAGCTAACTGCAGCAGGTGCGGGCTTGTTCCAAGTAATGGAACCGGCGGAAGCGATAGTGAACAGGTCTGTGATAATCCGGCGGTCGATGTCCCAGCGGATCTTCTCAGAGAGCATAGCAACCAGCTCGGACTCGGCATCCATGCCGTGGATTGCCTTGAGGTTGGTGGCGGCTTCGACAGACCAACGAGCCCGGAGTTTGTGGGGGATCGCCCGCACAGGCACGCTCGACAGGTTGATATCGATGATGGGGATCTGGTCACTACCTTCTGAGTTGTAGTAGTAAGTCCCCGAGATCGGAACACCATTGGCGGGATCCGTATCATAAGTGATACTGAATGCGCCCGTGGCGTAATTAATAGTACCGGAACCAACACCAGTACCCGAAAGACCACCAATACCGTTGTCCGTTGCGACAACCGAACCAGCAGTAATTGTTACGGTACCAGCGCGAGCACTCTTAAACTGGAAGGTTCCAGTAAAAGTATCCTCAGAACCGGTACCAGTGCCAAGGGTCTCTCCGTCGACTAACTCCGAGGAGTACTGGTCGTCGTTGAGGTGGCCCTTACGCGCTGAAAACATAGTATCACCGGCAGAAACACTACCCTTATTGGTGCCATATACAGCATCAAGATAGAATACCAGCGAGGTTGGCCCGGTCATAGGCTGAACGGAAACAATGTCCTTGGCAATCAAGTTGGGAAACACGGCTCGGACGATGGGGAAGACGAATTTTTCGAAAGAACCAATATTTTGGATCTTTACATCTTCGTCCATCATACCGATGTAACGTGCTTCGTTTTCAAGCAGAAAGGCAGTTAGGTGGCGGGATGACTCGTCTTCAATAGATTCAACGAGAGGACGCCACTTGCCTTCCGCGAGACCCCGGGCTCGGCCCTGGAGAGCGGAATAATCTTCGGTCATAAGCATCTTTGTGTCCTCCTTTCCTTAGTTAAGGTTTAGTTTACCGACAGCTTCTTCTGCAAGCTGCACGTAACGTGACATGGTATCCGACGCATGATTATCGGCGGCTCCATGGAGCAAAAGTTCCGGGTCATAGTCTTCGTTGACGTCGTCATAGGAAGCGTCATTTGAGCCGTCCATCTTTGACTCGATAGTAGAGATATAGGACTCTAAAAGAGCATCAGCCTTGTCTTCACCGCCAACAGCTTCTTGGAGCATCTGGAAGCGGCTAACCGTTTCCTGGATGATGCCAAGGGCTGTCTCGTATTTGAGTGCTAGACTATTGTCTGCCTCTTCTAGCGTTTCTGAGAGCTGAGCAATAACTTCGCCCGCCTCTTCCAGCTGAGCTTCCAAATTCTGAGCATATTCGATGGCGTCATAAAGATCCATGGGCTCATCTGAGTCTTCACCCTCGTGTAGGTCACTTTCGCTGAGGACTCCCTGATCTAGCGCTAGATTAATAAGTTCTTCATCTGACATCTCGTTGAGAGCCTCGGCTAGTTCCTGCTCTTCAGAAGGAATAACGCCTGCCTCTTCGGCGATACCGATGAGTTCCTCGTCGGAAAGCCCTGAAAGCTCTTCTGCAAGAGCCTGGGCTTTCGTCTTACTTTCCTGTTCTGCTCCAAACGCGGCCTCTTCTAGCCGATCTTGGATAAACTGGAGCCGATTCATATTTACCTCCTCGTATATATCTTCCGGGTCCTGTACTAAGTACGTTTTTGCTTCGTCTAGCCGAGTTAACAAACCAGACACTAATGCTTTTTCTTCGGGGTTATCAACGGTGTTAGCTAGGATCTCGTGCTCTAAAAGAAAAATATCCTGTCGGGCATGAGGAATATCCTCCTCGTGAATCCCAGAAGCGATAGCATTACATAGTTCAGTAACACGCTCGTAGATCCCGGAATCCTGTTCTTCCTCGTTTAAAAGTTCACTAAGATCGATCGTGTCCAAAAGAGCATCGAAGTCACTCGTGGCTATAGCTGAGGGATCATCAGAGATGTTGGTTAGCCCCGAAATTTCCTCTTTTCCCTCTAAATAGCGACTTTTTCTTGAAGAATTTCCTGGGGTCGGAAGCGCCCCGGGAGTAGAAGGCCTTGCTACAAAATCGAAAGTGGACAGTTTATAGTCCTCGGAAACAACACCATTACTGACACTCCCTGATCCTCGGGAGCTAATTCCAACTTGCGCCCCCGATTCAAATAGTGCCTTCAGAATCTGCCCATTTGGGGTGGGTAGAAGCTCAGCTGCTCCAGTTACTGTTCCGTCACTTTCTAAGTGTAGTCCCGTAATAATATGGGAGACACGCTTAAGGCTCGTTTTACCATCTGAGTTTCCTGTCCAGAAGGATTTCCCATTTTGCTCCATATAGAAGTTTCCGTGGGTTGTCTCAAGACAGAAGATCCGACCATCATGGTGGTTTTCTGTAATGGTCAGAAATCGGTTGTCTAGCCAAATGTTTTTTGTTCTGGAAATCGTTAATTGCCATAAAGGAGATCTATTCTCCTCTAGAATAGTTCTTCCTTCGATAACACGATCACCTACCTGCTCTACCTTTTTAATAGAGCCGCATCCACCAGATCTAACCACGCATTCATGAAGATCTCGTATGAGCCTTTCAGATACGGAAAAAACATCTTGTCGGGTATTAGTTACAATACCCTCTCGGATATCTTCCACTAAGACTTCTTTATTAGTCTTTTCTTCTGGGATCATATGAGCATGATTTATGCGCCCATCTCCGATAGTAAACCAAAAAATTAATTCATTAAGACAATCTGAACTCAGTTGTTTAACCTCGGGGGGGATATACTTAGTATATACATCTCCTAGGTTCTTTAGGTAAAAATAAAGCCTAGCGTCATGCGCGGAAAATCCAGACGGAGTTTCTCGCCATTCTATTTCGTTAGGAAAGTTGTCAAGTATTTCACGCTTAATATACTCGCGTGACCATGCGTTCTTTTGACATACCTCGACCTTATAATTGTCAGCTCTTTCGGGGGTACAATACCCCTCCGCCAGATAAATTCCCATAAAAGCGGCAAATACTTTTACATCAAGAACTAAATCTTGAGATACATCGTTTTTATGTGCTTTTAGTCTGGGAACCGTTACCCCCGGAATTGAGAACAAGTCTGAACTCGGGGTATTCCACATAGCAGTTTTTGGAATCGCGCTATGTCGGAATTTACTGGGGTTATCGACAATACTTTGAAGTGTCGTATATCTTTCGATATTCTTCTCTTCACGATAGGTATATACAAATTTGTGCGCTGGAGTAAATGTGGTATCAATACTCCTACCTTTAACGTTAAAGACCGGACCAGAATATTCCTGGTCAATAATCTTATCCACTTCGGATAGGGTTGCAATACCGTTTTTACGTGACCATACTTTGTCTCCCCTCTTAACATCGGCAAACGGCTTCCATCCATTTTCTGTAAGAACTCTAAAGTCCGAGTCTGTCAGACAAGGATGGTCTAATTCGCCGAACATAGCGCGGCTATTAAGAGCTTCTTGAACACGAGATTCACGTAGCTCTTTTTCCCATAAAGACCGGGGGTACACCCTTTTATTCGCGTTTGGAACGTCTGACCGTTGAAAGACCCCTTCTACACGCATACGCCCACTAGCAGATTCTGTGATCTGATAAGTAAAGGGCATAACGTCTACGATGTCTTGTGGCATCTAAGGTCTCCTTTTAGCCTAAAAGTAGGTGGTTGACCATTCCCCTGTTTTCATTGCTTGTTCATCTACACGTATTTGGTTCTTTTCACTAGTACGAGCGTGGAAAAATAGTGCCCATTTGAAGGACCCTAAAAGGTGTTCTAAGATTCCCCAGTCGTCTTCGTCTATATTGAGTTCTCTACGTAATAGCTCTAATTGTTTTGCGGAGGCATCGTTATAGATGTCATACCATTGTGCGGGCTCTTCCATGTTTCCATCCGGGTAGTGAGAAACATGAATTTCAGAAGAGTGTACTTTACCCCACTGACCTTCCGTTTCTAAATAAAAGCGGGTAATAGATCTACCAAGCTTTATTTCCGGGTGGATAACTCTCTTCATCAGGAGTTACCTTAAGGAACCATGGCCCAGATAGCCTTGTACTGAGCATCTGCAGCAGATAGGGCGGCGATAAGCGCGGCTAGCGCGGTATCAAAAGCGGCCTCTTCACCAGCGTTAACTACGGTTTCGGGGTAGAGCCCGTCTTCCTTGATAGACTGAAGAGCCTGCATACCGGCAAAGACCTGCCAGTAGGACAGTTGAAGTGCGCGTTCTGCCTGATCCGTACCGATCCGTAGATCGATAACGTCCGGAAGTCCAGGTAGAGTCATATTCGGATAAGTCATCTGTATTCCTCCTTATGAAATAGTTTTCAAATGGACACCTAATAAGGTCTTATAGGGCGGAATACAGGAAATCTATACTGGTTTTTCAGTGTTTTGTTCGATATCTTTAAGAATCTTAAGGGGTATAGGGCTTTTTTCTACAGAAAGGCTACCCATATCTACCGGAAGGTTTCTTATCCTTCCTGCGTGTACATACTCTAGTATGTCTTTTATTGGCAGGTCCCAAGAGTACAGAACGACTTCTTTGCAGGCGATATTCTTAACATTCGATAAATACCAGGAAGCTAGTGCATCTTTTTTAAATAGG